AGCTGGCGAGTCTGATCACATACGCGGGCATTACATTCATTTCTATGATACCCCTGTGCGCTGCCCGGCCTGTGAGTTCTTCAGCGTAGGTCTGGCGTATGACAGCACTGCGTCGGTTTACTGTGGCATATGCGGCACGAAATGGTTCCGCATAGGGTGTGACGGGCATGGCGAGGAGTAGTAGGGCGACGGATCGGTCTCCGCGCCGCCGCAGGAGTGGTGGCACGGACGCCTTGACGGGCCTGAACTTGGACTTCAGCGAAAGCCCGACCGTCTGGAAGTTTCTGAACGACGACAGCTTTGTGCGCGGGCTGATGGGGCCGGTCGGCAGCGGCAAGACGTATGCCAGTCTGGCAGAGGTCATGCTCCGTGCCGTGAAGCAGCCGCCGTCGCCGGAGGACAATATCCGGTACACGCGCTTTGCGGTTATCCGAAATAGTTACCCCGAATTGCGTACCACCACGATCAAGACGTGGCAGGAAATATTTCCTGAGAACACATGGGGCGAGATGCGCTGGTCGCCGCCCATTACGCATCATATCAAGCTGCCGCCGCGTGACGGTGCGCCGGGTCTGGACTGCGAGGTGATCTTCCTTGCGCTGGATCAGCCGCGCGACGTGCGAAAGCTGCTGTCGCTGGAACTGACCGGCGGGTTTATTGACGAGGCGCGTGAGTTGCCGAAGGCGGTGGTCGATGGTCTGACCTCGCGCGTCGGACGCTACCCGACGAAGAAGCATGGCGGCTGTCCGTGGCGCGGCGTCTGGATGTCCACGAACCCGATGGACTCGGATCATTGGTGGCCGAATCTGGCGGAGAAGAATCCGATTCGCGGCAAGTACCCGTGGAAGTTCTACAAGCAGCCCGGCGGCGTGAAGGAAGGCACGAAGGAGCATGAGGATGCGATCTTCGCGGCTGGCAAATACTGGCTGATGAACGAGAAGGCGGAGAATACGAACAACCTTCCGCCGGGGTACTACGAGCAGCAACTTGCCGGTAAGACGCTGGACTGGATTCAATGCTATGCCGGGGCGCAGTACGTTTATGTACAGGACGGCAAGCCGGTCTGGCCTGAGTTCAGCGACAGCCTGATGTCGTCTGACGTTGAGATTGAGCCGACGTTTCCTGTCCATGTGGGGCTGGACTTTGGTCTGACGCCAGCGGCGGTGTTTGGGCAGAAGATGCCGAACGGTCGCTGGCACGTCGTGCATGAGCTAGTTGCGTTCGACATGGGGCTTGAGCGGTTTGGGCATCACCTTATGGCCGACTTGAGTACGAAGTTCCCGAAGTGCGAAGTGTTCATCTGGGGCGACCCTGCGGGTGGCAAGCGCGACGAAATCTTTGAGGTGACGGCATTCGATCATCTCAGGACGCTGGGCCTGCGCGCACAGCCCACGGCGTCGAATGATTTCATGGTTCGCCGCGAGGCCGGTGCGATGCCGATGAACCGGCTCATTGACGGCAAGCCCGGCCTGCTTGTGTCGCGCGACTGTGTGCGGACGCGCAAGTCTCTTTCTGGCGGATACCATTTCAAGCGTGTCGCCTTGGGTGGCGGGCATGAACGGTTCCGCGATGTTCCCAACAAGAACGAGCATTCGCACGTTGGCGATGCGTATGGGTATCTGATGCTGGGTGGCGGTGAGCATCGCCGCCTGACACGCAACCCAAACGGCAAGCCGCTGTTTGGGCAGACGGTGGCGAAGATGGATTTCGACGTGTTTGCGTAAAAAAAAGGAGGGGTGTGCGGAGACAAACACACCCCTCCAGTCACATGGAGAAGAACACACATCGGAGACGGAACAATGTGCAAGAAGATTATAGGCGATGGTTGACACCAGCGCAATCCTTCGCAACCAGAATGTTTCTCTGGTGCCGTTCCATTGGGCGCACCCAGAGGCGATGGACCTACGCCCGCACGACCGCGCGTACTACGATTGCATTCCGAATTTTCGTGAATATCTGAAGTTGTACATGGCGAGTGGTAACGCTTTGACGGCGGTTGTGCCTGAAGGCATGGCTTGTTGCTTTGGCGTTAATCTCATGTGGCCCAGAGTTGCGGAGGGATGGATGCTAACTAGCCATCTGGTTGATGGCTATCCGGTGTCACTTACACGCAGCACGACAAGATATTTCAACCGCATCGCCACCGAAATGAAGTTGAAACGGTTGCAGCTTACAGTAAATGCAACCAATCTTGTTGCAGTTCGATGGGCAAATGCGTTAGGATTCACCTGTGAAGGCGTCTTGCGCTCTTACGGTGCGGATGGCGCAGACCATATTATGTTTGCGAGGATATACTGATGGGTGGACTTTTTGGGGGGAAGAGCGAAACGCCGCGACCGCCGGAACCTGATCCCGAACTGAAGGCGGCTCAGGATCGGCAGGAGGCTCGTCTGGCGGAAGAGGAGCGTCAGAAGAGGGCTGAGATTGCTGCGCGTCGTCGTGCCCGCCAGATCGGCGGTCAGAGGATGCTGCTTTCTCCTGAACGCGAGAACGCCCAGAGGGGCATCGACACAACGCTTGGAGCCGGATGATGGGTGGTGTATTCAGCAGGCCTTCTTCTTCTCCTCCGCCTCCGCCCGCACCTGAACCGGAGCCGGTAGTAGATTCGACGGCGAGTCAAGCCACAGAAGCACAGAAACAAGCCGCTGCCCGTCGCCGCGCTCGTGGCGTGGGTCGCGCGCTTCTTTCGCCAAGCCGACTGGGCGCAACCGACGAACAGCAGCAGACACTTGGAGTTGGTTGATGCCAAAGGTAGTTCTCGCGAATGGTAAGACCCGCACCTTCGCTTATTCTAAGGCGGGCATGGAAGCGGCTAAAGAGTATGCGAAGCAGTATGGCGGTCGCATCTCGGAAGTCTCGATGAAAACGAAGATGCTGAAGAAGGCTAAGTAACATGCCGATGAAGGCGGGCAAGTCTGACAAGGCCATCGGCCAGAACATCAAGATGCTGATGAAGGAAGGCCGTCCGATGAAACAGGCGGTTGCCATTGCCATGCGTAAGGCCGGTAAGCCAAAGGACATGAAATGAAAAAGCCTGTCTGGGAAAAGAAGCGGCCTAAGAGTGCTGGCAAGCCCCAGCAGCTAACGTCGGCTCAGAAGCGTTCAGCTATGCGAGCCGCCCGTGCTGCTGGTCGCCCATACCCTAATCTGATTGACAATATGAAGGCCGCTCGTGGTTAAGAAGGTCTACCAGAATCCGAAGGGCGGTCTGAACGAGGCGGGTCGCAAATACTTCGAGCGCAAGGAAGGCGGCAACCTGAAGGCGCCGGTCAAGTCTGGCACCAATCCGCGCCGCGTGTCCTTTGCCGCTCGCTTCGGTGGTATGGACGGCCCGATGAAGAATGAAAGTGGCGAGCCGACTCGACTTGCATTGGCACTAAAGGCGTGGGGCTTTGGCTCCAAGGAAGCTGCGCGGAACTTTGCTGCTCGGCATAAGAAGGATTAGACCCATGCTCACTGTCGAACAGATTATGAAGCGCCATGACATCGCGCAGCGCCGCAAGGATAACTGGCGTCAGATTTACGAGGACTGCTACGAGTTCGCTCTGCCGCAGCGTAATCTGTATGACGGCTACTATGAGGGCGGCGGGTCGCCGGGCCAGAACAAGATGGCTCGCGTTTTCGACTCGACCGCGATCTCCTCGACGCAGCGTTTCGCCAATCGCATCCAAGCCGGTCTGTTCCCGCCTTATGGGCGCTGGTGCCGACTTGAACCGGGGCCGGAAATCCCTGAAGAACGCCGGGTCGAAGCGCAGGCTGCGTTAGACCTTTATGCCGACAAGATGTTTTCGCTGTTACGCCAGACGAATTTCGATCTGGCAATGGGCGAGTTCTTGATGGACCTAGCCGTCGGCACCGCAGTCATGTTGATCCAGCCCGGCGACGACATGACGCCGATCCGATTTACATCCGTGCCCCAGTACCTTGTGTCGATTGAAGAAGGTGCCCACGGCAAGGTTGATAACGTCTACCGTCGCATGCGCCTGAAGGCAGAAGCCATCAAGCAGCACTGGGTTGAGGCGGAGATTCCCGACCGGCTTGCTCGCATGATTGAGGAAAAGCCGACAGACGAGATCGAGTTGGTCGAGGCGACCGTCCTTGATGTTGGGCGCGGCGACTTCGACTACCATGTGATCTGGCCGGAAGGCAAGGCGCAGCTTGTTCATCGCAAGATGAAGTCGTCGCCTTGGATTGTCGCTCGGTACATGAAGGTGGCTGGCGAGGTGTATGGGCGCGGCCCGCTTGTGACGGCAATCCCGGACATCAAGACGCTGAACAAGACGCTGGAACTTCTGCTTCGCAATGCGTCCTTGTCTATTGCAGGGGTTTATACTGCTGCCGACGATGGCGTCCTGAACCCGCAGATGGTTCGTATTGTTCCCGGTGCGATCATTCCGGTGGCCCGTAATGGTGGCCCGCAAGGCGAGTCGCTCCGTATGTTGCCGCGCTCTGGCGACTTCAACGTGTCGCAGATCGTAATCAACGATCTCCGCATGAACATTAAGAAGATTCTGCTGGACGATACGCTTCCGCCTGACAATATGTCGGCTCGTTCTGCTACGGAAATTGCGGAGCGCATGAAGGAACTGGCCCAGAACCTCGGCTCTGCCTTTGGCCGTCTGATTACCGAAACGATGGTGCCTCTGATCTCGCGTATCCTGTACATCATGGATGATCGCGGCATGATTGAGATGCCGTTGCGTGTTAATGGGCTTGAGGTCAAGGTGACGCCCGTGTCGCCTATTGCACAAGCTCAGAATATGGGCGATGTTGAGAAGATTACGCAGTGGGTTCAGCTTTCTTCCGCGCTTGGTCCGGAAGGTCAGATGGCTGTTCGCACTGGCGCGATTGCAGACTATATTGCCGATAAACTCGGTGTGCCCGCTGATTTGCGGACGACGCCGCAAGAACGCCAGCAAATGGCGGAACAGGCCGCGATGGCCGCGCAGATGGCTATGCAACAGCAGGCCGGGGGAATGGAGCAACCAGTTGAAGGTGTCTAATGGAGCGGATCGAAGGATGGGACGGACTCCGAGAGTCTGATCCCACCTTGCTGCAACCGCAGCAGCAGGAAAGCGACGACCTTGATCGTCTATATCTCAGAGTGTTTGGCAGCGAGGACGGGCAGAAATTGCTTGAGCATCTGCGCTCGCTGACGATTGAGCAGCCCACATGGTATCCGGGCGAAGAAGCGTCTCACGGCTATGCGCGTGAGGGGCAAAACTCGATAGTGCGCGAAATTGAGCGCCGTGTTGCGAAAGGAAGAACCCTATGAGTGAAGAAGCGCAGACGGAAGAAGGGCTGCTGGACTCCGCACAGCTTGAATCCGACGAGTCCCAAAAGGAACCGGAAACGATCAGCCATCTGCAAGAAGACGCCCAGCCTAGCGTCGAACAGGTGACGGTCGCCGAGGACGACGAGCCGGTAGAGTTTGAGCGGCCAGACTGGTATCCAGAGAAGTTCTGGAACGAGGAGGAAGGCCCGGACCTTGAAAACCTAGTCAAGTCGTACAATGAGCTTCAGAAGAAGTTCTCTCGCGGCGAGCATAAGACGCCGGAAAGTTACGATGACAAGATGTTCTCGGATGCCGGTGTGTCGCAGGACGACGAACTGCTGAATACTTACAAGGCGTGGGCCAAGGAAAACGGTATCAGTCAGGCAGCGTTTAATGAATTGGCTGAAAAGTTCATTTCCATGAGCGGCCAGCAGCAGGAAATGGCGCAGGTTTCTTATCAGGAAGAATACAAGAAGCTGGGTCCGAACGCAGACAAGACTATTAAGTCCATGACAGAATGGGCGCAGGGGCTTGTACGCAAAGGCATCTGGGGTCAGGATGACTTCGAGGAGTTTAAGATCATGGGCGGAACGGCGCAGGGCATCCGTGCCTTGCAGAAAATTCGCTCATACTACGGCGATCAGTCCGTGCCTGTTGATGTTGGACCGGCGGAAGGTATGCCCTCCAAGGAGGAACTGAACGCAATGGTGGGTAAGCCTGAGTATCAGAGCGACCCGGCCTACCGCGCGAAGGTCGAGAAACTGTTCGAGGCCGTCTATGGCCAGCAAGAATACTCGGCAATCTGATGGAGTGCCCGGAATGCTTTGGTGAGGGCCGCGTCGAGGTCGAGTACACCGTTGGCGGCGTTGGTCCAGCCGGGCCTTGGCAGGGTTACACAGCAAAGAAAATCGAATGTGAACTCTGCAATGGCCGGGGCGAACTAGAAGAAACAGGTGATGAATAGGCGGCGAAAGCCGCCTATTTACATTTGCGTGTAAATGTTCATATAATAAGGCGACGGATAACCCTGCGGCCCGTCTGACCCGCTTGGGGGCAAGGCGTCGATTTGCCCAAGCCGCAGCCCGAAAGGATACCTGCTAGGCGTTTTTGTCTTGAACCCAGAATGAAAGGACTCAGAAATGGCTGTTGGCATTTCTAACGCCTTCGTTCAGATGTTCGATGCGGAAGTCAAGCAGGCCTATCAGGCTTCGCGTATGCTTGCTGGCGTTTGCCGCGAACGTATGAATGTTGAAGGCTCGGTCGTCAAATTCCCCAAGATCGGGAAGGGTACGGC